GATAGGTTTCTATCATCAGATGGCAATGAGTTAGATGCTACAAAGGCATGAGAGGTGTTTAAATAAACATTAGATACATCTGATACCAAAGAGTCATTACCACCGTCTATAGGGGTGTTTAGACTGCTTGCTTTGTTTAATTTTCTTCTAAGGTCATAGTCAAAACTAGAATCTGGTATAAAAGATCCAAGAATTTTAATAGAAGGTGAATTTTCACCAATCTCTTCTGTAATATAGGAAGTAAATACTACATTATTTGTTCCTCTCTCAACTATTTCTACAGCATCACCATGTTTGAAACTAGTCTTGTCACCTTCTACAATTGAAGACTTAAGATTCAGTGATTTTGGACCAGAAAAATCTTTAATTTCCCATCTTGAATTTGTATTGTAAATCCAAGAATTTACAAAAATATCTTTAAATGACCTATTTGTAATATTTTCTCTATCTACAGGACTTCCAAGACTTTTAATATTAATAGAATCACCTTCAGACACACCATTCATTATGTCTGAAATTTGCCTAAACTTTGAAATAGAACCTAAAATACTAAACTCAACTTTCTTTGTTCTATCACCATTTTCGTAACCAAAGAAAGTTTCATTACTACGAATATCTTGAGCATATTCAAGTGGTTGATTAATACCAGAACAACCAAAGAACTGATTAACAGATTTACTAGTATATGTAATATTCGTATTAGTTCCAGAAATTAAGCTTCCAGATTCTGGAAAACCAATAGTAGAATCTACAGAAATTACTTCTGAACCAGCAGAAATTCCTTCAATTACTTTCGATCTTGGTGTTACTACAAAATTACCTTGAATTGTTGATGAGTCATCATAACCAACAAATAATGACAGTTTGTAGTATGTTTTAAAGTTCCTGGTAACAATTTCTACTTCAGAAACAGATGCATTTGTTGTTGGATCACCAGTTTTCTGAATAGCTTGTCCAACTAAACCATTTGGTTCTCCAGAAATTCTTTCAATTAGAACAACTTCTCTTCTTACATATTCTGCAGAAGATGGTTTTAATAAGAAATTTTCTAAATTAACAATAGTAGCATTGACACCATATAAAACTTTGAATAGAATTTTAAATGATTCTTCTGTTCCTTTTGCTTGATAAAAATCTTTTAACGATTTAATAAAGTTACCGATATGTAATTTTGAATCAAACTCAATTTCTTCAAACCCTGGTGCAAAACTATACTTAATTTTTTTGAATAGTTCTTTTAAAAATAAGTTACTTAAGTTTGATACAGACGCACCATTGGCGTGAGATTCTGCATTAGAAGTTTCAAAAATTAATTCTTCCGAATTTAGATCTTCATGATAACCAGTGATTCCACTAAAACCTCTTTGACAATTAATAAAAGAAGTTGAAGTAGAATCACGATAGGTAATAATCTCATTACCTATCTTTAAAAGACCATATTTTTTAGGAAATCCTTTAGTACTATTAACATTAATAGTAATTTTATTATCCGTACTTATTGCTTCAGTTAGGTATGTCTCTCTAGTTGAAATTGCATCCGATAATACTTTATTAATTTTAGTATATTGATCCAAATTTTCGGCAATATCTGCCGCACCACCTTGGAATTCTTGAGAAATGTAGTATTGCTTCAAGAACTCTGCAGTTTTTGGATTTTCATCCAAGATAAAACTTGGAAGTTGACTTTCAATTATCTCGTATACTTTGACTCTAGAATCAAAACCCTCTCTTGCCATGTTAATTTCTTATAAGATTGCCGTTTAAGTAACTAGATGTATAATAATTCTTAGAGAATTCTGAACCAGAGACCTCTTCACCAGAAGATATAACATCCTTTATCATATTTATTTGACTTTGCGAAATGCTAAAGTCAAGATACAATTCTTTCAATCCAATAACATCATTCGATTCTGGGACTGCCTGAATCTCAATAATGTTATTCGCTCTCAGAGTCGAACTGATATTTATAGTGTTTAAAAGTATTTCACCTTTCTCATAGTCTATTGTTCCCGCAGACTTGATTACAACTCGAATATCTTGATCACTAAGTGGTTTAACAACTGATATTACACCAGTTTTTCCATCATCGTTTGGAATATCAGTCAGATAAACAGTGTCTGGTTCACCAAATACAGTAAAACCTGTTGATTTTATATTATAACCTTTTTTGCTGATATGAAATCTATTACCAAAGCAAACTTCATACTGTGCAAACTGATTAAGTAATGCTTGCATATCTCTTCTCATTCTAACCTTTGTGATGTTAGAAGTGATAGACATGTCACTATTATCAATTATTTGTTGAACTTTACTATATTTGAATCTACCACCAAACTTATTCAAATCAAGTGAATTTGCATATTTGTTGAGAGTATTTGTTACCCTGGTTTTGAGGTACTCTGCAGAAGAGACTTTAGAGTGATCATAATAAATTGAACTATCAATCTCAACATACAGAACTTTAAGATCTACAATCTTCTGATTAATACCAGAAACACTGTATTTTCTTAGATTATCTAATATTTGCTTTTTATTGAAGTCAGATACAAAACTACCATTCTTTGGTTTAATACTAATAGTAACCGTTCCATATTCAGGTGGATCTAATTCTTCACCCCCAACAACAGAAACAGATTCTGTATCTGGGTAAACTCTCTTGATCAATGCTTCATAATCACTAGAAGTTACTGCTCTATTTTGTGAAGAGTAAATTCTAGGGGCAAAATACTTGATAGAGTCTAATTTTTCAATTTCAGCACCGTTTTGTGATATTTGATCAGTTGTAATTGCTGGTGGTGTTGTAAGAATTAAGGTAGAATCTGTATCGTCTTGTGCAGTTCCGCTGAATAGGAATCTAGAAACACCGTTTCCTTCTTTACCATCACTGACAATATAATTTACGGTGATTACATCACCATCTTGATCTTGATTTGTGCCTAACTTTCTACCGAGTAAACCATCACCAAAGAAAATCTCATATTTCTCATCCTGAACTTCTTGAATTAAGTAAATTCTAGAAGTCTCATCTAGATTTAAGATGTTTTCTACTTGATCATATTCAAACCCAAGTTCACCAATATTAGATTCCCTCTTTACATATACTTTTACAGTAGAAGTATCAATAAAAGGATTTTCCAATATAAATCTTTGGTCTAAAGATCCATCATATCTAAATTCACTAGTTAGAAATGTACCCTGATGAATCGTTATATTACTGAACGTAGCAACCCCAAAAGAGTCTACATTGACCGTAATGTCTTCTGGTATAGAGAATACGTAAGACGTGTTTTGAATGTCTCCTGTTGCCACCAGACCTGCTTTCAGGGTCAATGTCTTAGTGGTCTGCTTACCATTACTATCAATTAACCCTTCAATACTAAATGTTACTTGTGCTTTAGCAGCAGTTCTTGATTGTGGAATATAACCAATGTTTCGTGCCAAAGAAACTACATTCTCTCTGACTGTTGCAGAATCCAAGAAGGATTCATTAACAATCATATTTGAGTTGAATGCAGTAATATAGGTATTATATGCTAAAGTATCAATCAGAATAGAAAAATTAGATCCCTCAAAGTCAAAATCCGTGAAATCTGAATTCTCACGGATATAATCTTTGATAGAATCTTTTATCTGATCAAAATCTAAATTTGTAAACTTGGTAAAAGGCATTTTATTATCTCGTTGCCTCTAATAGGAATGAATATTCTTGTGTTGGGAACTCTTGACCCACTATATTAAAAATAATATCAACACTAAATGCATTAGCATCTGGATTTGGTCTTACGACTATGTTAACAACTTCAACTCTAGGTTCAAAGTTTAAAATTGCTGTTTCAATTTGATCTTTGATTATTGATGCAGTACCAAAGTCAACAAAATCAAATAAACTAGATCTTACATCAGAACCAAAAGAGGAATTAAAAAATTTTTCAAATGGCACCGTCTCCACAATGTTTCTGACTGATCTACGAATCGCATTTTCATTCTTTAGAACTTGCAGATCACCAGTTACTGGATGTGGTTGAAATGATAAACTAATATCCTTAAAAGATCTAGATATCTTTTGCGATGCCATTGATCAAGAGTTTACTTTGTCTTTATTTATGCTTACTGCCAAGGATTACCATAGGTTGGTTCTGTACCATATGACCAATCATCATAATCTTCATCATTACGAATCTTTTCATGCAATTCAGTCTGCTTTTTTAGGTCATGTTTTGGTGCATTATCATGCATAACCTCAGTCAAAACCCTCTTTTGGGGAGGGGGACCATAATCAGTTGCCAATCTATCAGTTCCCCACATCTCTTTCATGTAATTTGCATCTCTATCTACGGGTGAATTAGCCATCTGTTTCTCCTTAAAGGTAAAACAGAACTTTTAGAGGGGTTGCTATCCCTTCTTTTATTTATTTTTGCTTATTCAGCATTAACACAACGGGGATCGCATGGATTTTTACCACAATTTTCGCATAATTCACGTTCTTTTGCAGTTTTCCAGAAATATTCGTCTTCACGACCCATTCCAAGTCGATCATTTCCGTTCTCAACCTGATAATATTGAGTCGAAACCTTAAAATCGGGCATTTTAGGGTCAACAGGTGTCAAACTATTGTCAAAAATACGTAATCTATTGTTTGGATACAGTGCATACTGCCCATTTTCAAGTTCAATCAGGTTATGTGACTTGTGTTCGGCAGGATTTTCACTTGTTGCCCAGTCAACATAGTCTGGATCATGGTGATAATTGTCAATTGTACAGACATAAGTGCCTTTTACGGTGCCGTGATCTCTTGTGTAGCACTCAAAGTCCATTGAACCAATGAATTTCTTGTCTACTGAGACAACCCCATAGTCCATACAGTTCCAAAACTGTAGGTTTGG